CTCATGCCGAAGCATGAGGGGCTCTGACACCTATCGATCAAGTCGATAAGGGGTCAGTCCGGATGTAAGTCATCACCCGAACTGTGATTCTTTCACAGACAACCAAGTGGTGGTGCCTGACGGATCGGTAGCCAAGGACTTAGTCCGCCCGCTATTTCTTTCTCCCCTAAAGATCAGGGGTCCTATCTCTTCGGAGGTCACACTGCCTATGAAGCCAATCAACCTCAATCGACAGTTCGTAAACAGGTACGACGAGACGTATAAAGTATGGAATCCACCCTTGTTCGGTCCCGATGGGAAAGTAACAAGGCCGGGCTTCTACTCATATCCCGAAGTACACAATACGGCTGTCGAGGAAGTGACTAGCATCAGTAGGACTGTCTCCAGTGTGAGCACCCGTCCCTGGCCAACAGGAAAACCTACCCAATGGACTAATCACGCATACCGTCAAGATATCTACGGAAATCGCGATGCGTATAAAGTGGTTATTGGGCAGGATGGCTCTAGCAGCTTTGTGAAAAGCTGGGACGGGACCGTGGCGTTCGTTTTCAGTGAAGGGATTCCTAGTAATTCAGTTCCAAGCAGTTCGTATGATCGGGTTGATCTAAATAACCTGATTATCGAGTTTCGCAAGGATCTGAAAACCGGGAATTTCAACGCTGGGGTGGCTCTTGCTGAACATAAGCAAACGGCCAACCTGATCGCTACCAACATGAACCGACTCGCGTCGGCTTTCATAGCGGTAAAACACGGAAAAATCGGACACGCCCTTTCCGTCCTCAAAGGTGGGGACCGGAAAGCGTTCTCAAATGGAAAGCTCATTTCAAAAGGGTCGGATTCTCCGATACCTATGAAGAAGCTAACTAAATGGGAACGACTTTCTACTGACAGGTTATATCGTCAGAAGAAAGAGCGCGATCTAGCCAATCTCTGGCTGGAACTGCAATACGGGTGGAAGCCGCTTCTCAGCGATGTTCATGCAGCTGTGAAGTGGGTCCAGAGCTTACCCGTTCCTCGAACTCGGTTGAGTAAGAGGAAGCAGGTGTCCGGGACCTACACTTCGAAAGCCTCCCTTAATCTGGGTAACAACACTGGTATCATTACCAAGTTGCAGACTCAGAAGTGGAGAGAGATACGCTCGATCGTTGTCGAGTTCGAAGTGGCTAACGGGTTTTCGAACACGTTAGCTTCGCTAGGTCTTAGCAATCCCTTGCTAATAGCCTGGGAGCTAGTCCCGTATAGCTTCGTTGTCGACTGGTTCCTACCGGTCGGCAACTGGCTAGACGGTCTTGACGCAACTGTAGGTCTGAATTTTGTGCGAGGTTCCACTTCGCTCATACAGACCCGCAGTGAGACGAATCAATACTCGTCTCAGCTCTCGTCAGGATCCCGCTCAGGGAGCGGTAGTGGGAGTGATTCACTGGACGTCGTGATCTACGATCGGTCAGTGTTGAGCTCCTTTCCCCTCGCATCGCGTCCTTCTCTGAAGGACCCGATATCTGCAGGGCACGCAGCAAATGCGCTAGCCTTGCTTTCCCAATCCTTCTTAGGAAAACACTAATGGCTGCACAAGCCGCTCTGACCGTCAACACCCGTGGAACCGTGAACGGGGCAGCAACTGCCACTGTGGCATACAATCCCATCATGGCCAGCATGCCGCTGGTCGATGGTCGGTTGGTGTCACGGTGGCAGGAGCAATCCGCTGCCTACGCGATCGGCTACAGCGACCTCACGGTCGTTGCCAAACCGGCGCTGGGGCAAGTCCCCATGCAAACGGTGTCGGTTCGTCTTCAACTTCCGACGCTCGACGTGACGAGTCCGGCCACCGGGACGGGCATCCAGCCCGCACCGTCCGTGGCCTACCAGTGCGACATGAAGCTCGAAGGCAAGTTCCCCACAAGGAGCTCTGCTTCCGAACGACACGAGACGCTCGCGCGTTTCTTGTCCATTGCGGGGCAGGCATTCCTGCTCGCAATGATCAAGTCGAACGAACAGGTTTCGTGACTTGTTCGCTGACCCCGTGAGGGGTCAAACTGGAAATGGACCGGAGTATTGTTTTGACAAACTCGTCGTCACGTTCAAAGCACCGCCAGGAAGTTCGCTTCCCGCGGCGTGGGCCACTGTCATCCGAGGCAGTGGACACGTTGGAGGCCGCCTGTCAACTGTACGAAGCTCTCGACACACCTGTGTCGTTGAGTTGCTACTTGATGATGAAATCCCAGCTCCTTGTGAAAGGACCTGAGCTTCGCCAGCTGGTAGAGAAGTCAGTTGACCCTTCAAATTATCTCGATGCCACTTCGGTGGCTGAGAAATTTGCTCGAGATCGTCTCGCGACGTGTCTTATGAGCAAATATCGAGGTAATGTCGGGATTGATACCCGGCAGAAGGCTCTCGAACGATGGAGAGAGGCTGAACAGATGAACCTTGCTACCAATGCAAGATTCAGGACATACGCCTCTGAACTCGGGGGGTTTCATGACCCCTCTTGGTTTCAGGGCCTCGACGAGATACTCTATCTCGCGAGGAGAAACGTGGCACGATGTCTTGGACTCTTCCATTGGAGACATGCGTTTGACAAGATGGCGTTCGGACCTGGGGCAACCCAGGAGACATCCGGATCCGTCAGCCTGTTCAAGAAGTTTTCAGCTCCTGCTGTCGCTTCGCCTTCGTGTGTCACGATTGCGTCCCATGTAGTGGGGTTTACCCCTCACTGGATGGAGGCTTTAACGGGAGTGATCCCGTCGGGGCCTTGTTGCTACCTTGGTATAGTAGCAAAAGATGATGCAAGCGTCGCTTTCGTTCCAAAGTCTGCGAAGACTGATAGAGCGATTGGTATCGAACACGGCCTTAATATCTATATCCAGAAGGGTATAGGGGCTGTGATTCGTCGACGCCTTCGTGACGTAGGTATAGACCTGGACGACCAGTCTACCAATCAGGACCTGGCCCAACGAGCTTATAGAGACAGCCTTGCAACCATCGATCTTTCGATGGCTAGTGATACTGTCGCTACTGGGTTCGTTCGGTTCATGCTCCCTGATGACTGGTTCTCAGCTCTGAACTCCGTGAGGAGTCATGTGAGTCGCTTTGGTGAGGAAGAGATTCCGAACCAAAAGTTCTCCTCCATGGGGAACGGATTCACATTTGAGCTAGAAAGTCTTCTTTTCTGGGCGCTCTCTTGTGCCTGCCGCCAACTGTATGGATCAGATGATGACCCCATAGGGGTCTATGGGGACGACTTAGTCGTCCCCAACTACTGGTCCTCGCAGTTGACTGACACACTCTCATTCTGCGGCTTTAAGGTGAATGAGGAGAAATCCTTTTCATCAGGACCGTTCTATGAAAGCTGCGGGAAAGACTTCTTTCTCGGTCTCGACGTGCGACCCTTCTTCTTTAAGGAGGGTCTCAAGGAACCAGGTGACTACTACTGGTTCTACAATCAAGTTCTCGACTTTGGCTATCGTCGCAACCTTCGGGGTTGGGGCGGTCGTTTCGGTCGGGTTCTTGGTTGTATCTTTCGGTCTATTCGACCCGTTTACCGATTCCGGGTCCCAAGAGGTTGGGGCTCGGACACGGGGTTCTACAGTTCAAGGCCGGAAGATGCGCCTCCATTTTTCACTAGAAATGGATGGTGCATCTACCGGTTCAAGTACTGGGGGAACCGTGCTGCGACAGTCCAAACAGACTGCGCAGGGGGCTTAGCTGCCAAGCTAAGCCAACTGGTCGATTCAGGACCTCGCTTCGTCTTAAACGAAGTTCGGCCCGGATCGGGGAATAGCTTTCCAGTTCGCGCTAGGAAAGCAGCACGTCGGAC